ACTTGTAATACTTCAAGAGTATAACGACAGGCAAAAAGCTATATTTGCTGCAGGTGGTATTGCTACCCCGCTTTGCAAAACTTTTGAGGAATTAAAAGAACTTTCTGATATGCTTGAAGTTTTACCCAAATGTAACAAACGATTTGAGGATATTGATTCTGGCGCAAGTAGTATTACATTTGATTTGCCACCACGGATTAAATTGCGATGAGTGATGGCCTGATTTAATAATAGAGGTGTAAATATGGGCAAGAGAGAATTGATTCATGAATTAAATGAACTATTACAAGAATTTGATGATGTGCAAATATCTTTCCGAATTCCAAAGAGACTTCACGGAATGTTTAAAGAAACTGCGCGTTCGAATAAACACACAATGAAGGCTATATTGATTCCGATGATTGTTGATTACATACTTTCTCACCATAAAAGTAAGAGAAAAAAATAATGTACTTATTAAAACGCATTAGTCTGGCGATACTATTATTCTGCGGATTCTCGTCATTAATAATTATCCCATCCTACATTCCTTTAAAAATATTTGTGATAATATTAGCTGTATTATATGCAGTAGTAATGGCAATTACTTGTTATAATCTCGCAGAGGGTATTTTGGGAAAGCATAAATGAGTGATGGCCTCTACCGCGTTTCCACCAAGTATCTCTGCGCTGGATTTATTATAGAGCGCGGCCAAGTTACGCGTTGTGCGCCAATACTGCGAGGCAAAATATCCTATTGGAAAACCATAGCACAAAGAGTATCATAATTTAAAATCAAACACCGTCTCACGGAGGAGACTATCATGATCGACAATCGTAAAGTCAAAGACAACCACCAGCAGGGCATCGAGCGCGTTAAGCAGCGCAAAGGTGATATGGAGGTAGGTCAGGGCGGCAAAATGAATATGAAGCCCGAAACCCACGCCAACTGGAAAAGAGAAAACTCAGCTTCTACCCCACGCAAGGCCTAAAACCTTGTAAGTAATACCACCCACTTTAAAAGGATTTAATTATGGGTATTGTTTCGTTTGTCACTGATTTACCCGGCCAGATCGGGTTGACCCCGCGCAGGCCAAAACTGGTTACTACTGATGCATTAAATGTGGTTGAAGGCGCTGGCTATCTTAATAATGCGTCTAAGCAGACAGGCCAAAACCTTCTACCTACTGATATTATTGATTGTGTTTATAGTTATACGCCAGCGACTAATTCAGGTACGGATATAGAGCTTACCGTTGCTATTACAAATGGCACAATTACATTGTCACCACTTATTGGCACACTTCCTGTTACTGTCGTACAGACAAACCAAGTGAATCAAATGGCGGCAGGCGCTGATTTAGCACTGGATAAAGGCACTGGAACGGTGGCAGCCGGTGCTGTTACTGTAAACCATCAAGCAGGCGTTATCACGACAACATCCTTAACCACTGCGGCAGGTGCGACAGCTACTTTCACGCTGACCAATAGCTTTATCACGGCCTCATCTGTTATTACACCTTCCATTATGGGTGGCACTAATACTACGCCGGGTGTCGATGTGTCTGCTACTGCAGGGGCTGGGACTTCCACTGTGACTTTAACCAATACAGCAGCAACAGCAGCATTAAACGGTACAGTGATTGTAGGCTTTGTTGTCAGTTAGGTTAAAAGATGATTTAGAGAATAAAAAAACCCCGCCAACCAGAGGGAAAACGGGGTTTCTCTTTTTGCTTCTATCAGCATGATAGTTAACGATTTTGTTTCAATCCACAAAAAGCCTTATAGGACTTCTTGAAACACGAAATCATTCTAACATGCCGATAGAGCTTTGCAAGCATTTTTATCCGATTAGATTATATTGAATGTTATTTAGTCAATTTCATATTTTCATCAAACCACGTATCAACTTCCTCTAATGGATAGAGAACTTTGCCCTTACCCTGCAGCTTGACATAGGGTGGTGAGTCATCGTTATGACGCGCACGTTGAAACCATGCAGGCGAATATCCATAACGCACTGCTGCCTCTTTTTCTGTTAGATATTTTTTACCCTTAATTTCTCGCATGATAATTTCCTCCGTGATCTCATCATTTTATGATTATCCCACAAATCAAACGCAAAATGCGTATTTCCTATGAATCCTTTTTGTAATAAATATGCCAAACGCATAGATTAAATTTTATATAGTGTACAGCTTTAGCTAAGCGCGCCTATATCGAGACTCTTGCGATATGAGAGGCACTCACCGTGGTGGGGAAACAACCCGAGACTCTTGCGTTATTAGAGGCATAACCGTTGCGGGGTTAACAGCTAAAAGGACGCACAAATGCAAAGTTCAAATGGAATTGGACAGAGTCAAGATACATCCGGCAATACATCGGCACCTGCTCAGACGACTTCACCTCCTTTGTCGCCTGCGCCTACCACCGATGAAAGAGTTTTTAAACAGTCAGAAGTCAATGAAATCGTCAAAAAGGCAAAGCATGGTGCAGTTGAGGACTATAGACGTCTATCAACAGAGCGCCCTGACTATGTGGAGCAGAAATATTCTCACACTGACATACAGCAGCCGCAGAGAACTTTTCAGTATCCGCAGACCCCTTCGCCTACTGAGACTGATATTCGACGACTGGCTGGTGAAGAAGCGCAACGCCTACGGGATCAATGGCAGCAGGAAGCTCGCACTAAATCCGAGGCGGAACATGCACAACGGACTGTGAGTGCGTTTTGGAACAAAATCTCGCCGGGTAAAGACAAGTATCAAGACTTTGACAAAGTCACAGGCGATATACAGTTAGCTCGGTTTCCAAACGTCGTACAACTATTAGCGGACTACGTTGATAATGCAGACGATGTTCTCTATGACCTAGGGAAAGACCGCAGCAAAATGGCGACTCTAGAACAGTTAGCCTATATGTCACCGAGTGATGCGATTGTGCAGGCGCAGCGATTGTCTCAGAGTTTAAAAGACAATAATGCAGCCTCCAAAATCAAAGTTCCTAATGAGCCATTGTCACAAATGCGACCTTCAAACACCGGAACGGATAATGGTGTTCTGTCGGTAAAGGATTACCGCGCTAGGTACAAGGTATAGCAGTGCTATATTCACTAGTGTGAAGTGACAGACGCTGGTATCCGAATTTTTCAAGGATGAAAAGTTTGGAGACTTTTTCACATGGCTGTTTTTCCGAATAATATTTTACAACAGGTACAAACGTATCAACGCTCAGGTCTAGCATTATTGCTTAACCTGTGTTGCCACATTTCTACTGCGAACACTCGCTTCAAAGATTTTGACAAGATACAGGCTAATTTAGGTAGCACAGTTACCTTCGATCTGCCTCCACGCGCAACAACCGTGCAAGGTTTGGTTGCATCATTCCAACCTGCCGTACAACGCGTATTGCAACTCGTATGCGATCAGTCAAATAACTCAAGCTTTGCAGTGACTAGTCAACAGCGCATCTTCAATCTGGAAAAAGGTGAAGAAGATTATATGCGCGTGTTTGGCAAATCATTTATTGCAGAACTTGCAAACTTTGTCGAAGCGAACCTTGCGCAGAACTGGAATTCATCTGTCGTATCGCAACTGCAAGGTGGAACGACAAACACGTTCTCCGGACCTTATCGCTTCTTTGGTGACGGAAGTACTCCCATCACATCGTACCAACAGCTAGCTACCGCAAATATGTTTTTCAAAAACTATGGTGCAGTTGCAGAAGGAATGAAAGTTTATCTGCCCGATACAATTGTCCCTAGCGTTGTTGGAAACGGATTAAATCAGTTCGTACCAAATCGTAACGATGACATCGCAATGTCGTGGGAAATTGGTGATTTCGGGACACCTCTTGTCAAATACTATCAATCAAACTTAATGCCGATTCAGGTATCAGGGGATACAGGTGTTAATGCGCAGACTCTGACTGTTGTTAGCGTTAATGACCCAACAGGTCAAAACGTTACATCAATGGTTTTGAGCGGTGCAACGGATAGTGATGCTAATGCAATCTTTTCTGGTGACGTATTCCAGTTTAAAGAT